TACATTACTTAATTGGTTTGTAACTAACCACACTTTAATTAGCTTCAATGGCATCAAATTCGACTCTGTTATCTTAGCAATGGCATTGCATGGAAAATCTTTTTCCGAGCTGTGGCGAGCCACTGAGATGCTTATTTTGGAGGAATCAAGACCTTATCAAGTCTTAAAACATTTTAAGGTTAAGCAACTCGATTTAGACCACATTGATTTGATTGAAGTGGCTAAAGGTAAAGCATCGCTTAAGCAATATGCAGCTCGATTAGGATGTCCTAATATTCAAGATTTACCGTTCAAAGCAGGTATTGATTTAAATCATGACCAGATAAGTATTGTGCGTAGATATTGCTTAAACGATTGTGAAAGCACAGCATATCTTTATAACTTCCTTTATCCACAAATACAACTGCGAGATAGTGTGGGTAAACAAAATAAACTTGATATTCGCTCTAAATCTGATGCACAGATGGCTGAAGCAATTATCAAGAAAGAAGTTGAAGGCTTCTTAGGTCGTGAAATCTATAAAGGTAGCGTAGATGAGAATGCAATTATTACTTATAGCGCACCTAAATTCATTCGATTTGAAACACCTGCACTTCAAAAAGTATTAGATGATTTAAAGACCGAGCGATTTGAATTTGTGGGCGGTAAGATGCGCTCAGAGCTTCTTAAGAATACAATTATCACAATAGATAGTGTTGGTTATCAGCTTGGCTCAGGTGGTTTGCATTCTACTGAGAAATCGATATCACATTACTCGGATGATACCTATGAACTAATTGATGCGGATGTGACATCGTATTATCCATCTATCATTATGTTACTTCAGTTATTTCCAGAACAACTCGGTAATATATTCTTAAAAGTCTATAAAGGCGCATTAGATAAGCGTGTTCAAGCAAAGAAAGTAAAAGATAAAATTATCGATGCGTGTTATAAGATTTTGCTCAATGGGTCATTTGGTAAATTTGGCTCTGAATACAGCATTCTCTTTGCACCAAAACTTTTAGTTACGGTAACAGTCACAGGTCAATTATCCCTTTTAATGCTTATTGAGCGTTTACATTTAGCAGGTATTGAATGTGTGTCTGCGAATACTGATGGTGTGGTTATTAAATCACCACGAGATAGCAATATCGTGAATGATGTTATTTCACAGTGGATGCATGATACAGGATTTAATATGGAATACACGCATTATCAGTCTATTCATAGTCGTGATGTGAATAACTATTTTGCAATTAAGACTGATGGTGAGATTAAACGTAAAGGCGCATATTCTTTTTATACAAAGCCTTCAGAGCGTGAAATTGATAAAAATACCTCCAATATGATTTGCTCGGAAGCAGTTGCTTTATTCTTGAGTAATGGAACATCCATTGAAGACACAGTGCGAGGATGCACTAGAATGAATGCGTTTCTAACGCTCTGTAAGGTCGATGGTGGCGCAGTAAAGGACACTGAGTACTTAGGTAAGGTTGTACGTTTTTATCACAGTACATCGACCAATACAGCGATTATTTATGCTAAGACTGGTCACACTGTGCCGATGTCTGAAAAGTGTAGACCTATGATGAGATTAACAAAGGAGATACCTATTGATTTAGATTATGATTGGTATATCACCAAATGCTATGAAATATTGAAAGACGTAGGATTTAAGTAAAATTTAATAAACCGATGATAAACTGTATTTTCCTTAGTTTGGAAATACAGTTATGAAACATAAAATAAGAATGGAGAGAGTCTTATGATTACCGCAGCAGTATTAAGTTTATGTGTTATTGGTACAAGTGAGCATGAAGGGTATAAAAAAATGCCTTATCATGATAGAAATGGCGATATCTCTGTGGGATATGGCTACAACCTAACAAAGAATCCTTTAGAATTAACACCACGACAAATTAAGATTATTAAACGTCAAGGTATATCAAAAGATAAAGCAGAAATGTTTGTTAGTGAGATGTGTAATCGTTTAGATACACAACTTCAAGAAACTTATAGTTGGTATTCTCAATTACCTATTACCTCACAGTATGTGATGCTGGATATGGGGTATAACATGGGTTTAGGTGGATTAGGTAAATTCACAAAGACCATTAAGTTAATTGAGAATAGACGCTTCACACAAGCATCACAAGAGATGCTAAAATCTAAATGGGCAAAACAAGTTTATGGACGAGCTATTGATTTAGCCAGTATCCTTAAAACAGGTCACATAGCTTAAAAGAATGCCCCTTTCGGGGCATTTTATTTACTTCTTCTTTTTAGCTTTAAATTTACCAGCCTTTTTATCTGCCGCTACAAAGTCTTTTGCCACAGACATTGGGATACCTGCTTTTTTAGCAAAGGCTTTATTGTGGGCTGCGGCAAGCATTAATTTATGTTGGGCAAGTGTTTTTGATGCCATTTTAAATACCTTCTATTGTGGGATGGTTGGGAAAGTTACGTTTAGTGGGAAACCTTGTTGTTTAGTTATATCTCTAAGTGCCTGTCTATACTGTCTTAAAGCTGTGGTATCTTGTCCTAAATCCTCCGCTTTAAAGATTAAAATATCTGCATCCGCTAGTAAACTATTACGAGTATCTCTAACTATACTCCCCGCTATTTCTGGACTCTCAATCCAAGTTTTACTACTATAATCAAATATATAAGTTATATCTGGCTTAGGTGGTAGCTCAACTAACTCACCACCTACTACATAGTGAGTATTTTCCCCAATAGTCATATTAACTTCTAATTTAAATAAACCTTCTGGAGGAATATAAGCTGGTATAGCAAACTCTGGAACTCCAAAAGTTTGAACTATCTCCCCATTCTCAGCATAATAAAGTAAATTAATCATTTGTAAACGTCCATAGCGATAAGATTAAACTTAAAGGTGTAGCTAGTTGTATGAGCAGTTGTAAATGCGACTCTAAATCTTATCCAGTATGAATCTGTACTGGTTAAAATATTAGGGTACAGTGGGGCATTTCGTATAGAATCATTAAAAGGTAATGGACACCCATCAGTAGTAGTAAAACTTGCATTATTTGTGTAATATTGGTGAGGACTATCTAAGCCACTAACTTCTGAATTATACCAAGTACTACCATTAGTAGAATATTGATACCCAATCTTAACGGCTCTATTAGTAGCAGAAGAGCTAGTTACTTCAGCTATAGCCATTAAAACTATTTGCCCTGTAATACCTCTCCCTGAAGTAGGCGGAACTACTTTTACCGCAAAACTAGTATATTGGAAAGTATTAGCTGCCCAAGAAGCTGAAGTAAGTGATGCAGTGCCTGTAAAAATAGAGGAAACTGCGTTAGATTTTATATTAGAAGTACCAACAACATTACCATTAAAAGTAAATGTACTACCATTAAAACTAATATTAGCAGTTGAATTACCTATGGCAAAAGTACCGTTAGAGTTTAACACTGCCCCACTACCAGTCATAGTATTTCCGCTAACGGCAGGAGAACTTCCTACAGTAACTGTTCCACTAAAACTACCTGTAGCCGCACTCAGACTTCCTGCAAATGACCCTGTTGCTGCTGAAAGCGAACCAGCAAATGTACCTGATGCAGCAGATAATGCACCGCTAAATGTACCACCACCAAAGAATTTAGCAGTACCGCCATCCCATGACAAACCAGTTGTCATAGTTCCAGCAGAACCTGTACCAATACTAAATCTAGGTGTACCACTATTATAATCAAGCCAATAACCAGTGCCTGTAGCAAAATTAGTCATACCAGACTTAATAACACCTCCAGTACTAACTGTAAGTGCATTATTAACCGTTAATGCACCAGTATTCACAGTGAAGGCAGATAGGGTATCAACTTTAAATACAGTTAAATAGGGTGAACCCCATGTGGTTGAAGTCGTATTTGGATTATATGTTCCATCACATTGCCATTGAAATTGACCTGTTGCTAATGTTTGGGTATTGATATACCAAGTATCATTCGATGAGCCTGTTGCAGTAATATTACCTGATGGATTTGATGATGCTGCTGATGAACTTGAATTCTTTAAATAAACTCTAACAGCAGTACTACCACTTGAACCATTAGTCCCTAATTGTGACACAACAGTTGGAGAAGACCATGTGCCAGCCGTTAAAGCACTATTAATAGTCGTTGTTGGTGGATTTGTGACAAAAGTAAACTGGCATTGATATGTTGGTAATGTTTGCGATGCAGCAGGCATCGTTTTAGACCAAGGTGAAGGTGCAGTTAATGTATTACCATTAAACACATATGTGCCACCAGAAGGCGCACTTGGAGTTGATGCTGGGTTTGGTTGATAATAAATTGTAGCTGTGTAAACCGATGTGCCAGCAAGACCTGTATCACCTAGTATCTTACTCCATGTATAGAGTGTTGCATTAGTTGATTCTGTGGGGGAACTTTGATTTGACGCAATACCAATATATGCTTTACCTGTAGGTGAATCACTTAAGTTTGTACCAGATGCGTCATCAGCATATTTAGTCCAAGTATATGACGGAACACCTGCTTTAGCCTTAGTTATTGTTTGGTTCTCAGTTAATGTGATTGATGTGCCATCCGATTTCACTGCGGTAATAGTAAACACAATACTAACGGAATTAGTACCAGTAACCATATCTCTATGATTGCCAATAATAAATGATGTC